GCGTATCGGTGTAGTCAGCGATCGGGATAAACTTTATGTGATCCCTGGAAAGAAGACATACTTTGATGCTCGTGGTAATGACACCAAGATAGCCATCATTACTAGGCGCGCCTCAGAAAATTACGACAAGATCCTTGTTGATAACGACTTTGCTGATATGCTTAACCATGCAATGTCTGTGAAGTATGAAATTGATGATGAGTTTGCAGGATTTATGGATGAGGTTGTTCGCTTCAGAGATCCTCGCGGTAACACAAAGAAGTGGGATGAGCTTAATGATTTCCGCAAACTGATTATTCAGCGCGGAGATCAGGGCTACGGCCTTATGCAAACAATCAAGTGGCACCGACAACGTGGTGTACCATTTACTAATTTAGCGCAAATTGACGGTCGTGGCCGTGTCTACTATCAGGGTTACCTTTCGCCTACAGGCGGTGAAGTTGTAAGACCTTTTCTGAATAGTGCCGTATCACGACAATTTGGCCCTGCCGAATTACGTGAACTCATGGTACAGACAGGATCGCTCATAGGACCCGCTACTGAGGCACTTACCCAGGCAGGGCGTCTTCAGATCTTCGCTGATAATGAATCCAAGATTCGTTCTCTCGGCGAATTGTTGATGGCTAAGACACAAAAAGATCAGAAGATTCGAGATTTCCTTGAGCATCCCCTTGTGAGAGCGATGGAAGCAGAGGAAGTTCCTAAAATCACAAGGCTAGCCCTTGAGTATGCCCGTGCACATAAATATACCCGTGGTAGATTTAATATTGCCGGCGCTTTTGATGGGTTTGAATCAAAATTGATGATTGAGAATGATGCTAGTAGTTCTGGTGCTCAAATTATCGGCCTTAGTACTCGCGATCGCAGTATCGCAGTAAACAGTAATGTCCTTGCAACAACCCGCAAGAATCGTCTTTACGACTTGGTTGCGATGGACACTGTGGCTGACCCTGAATTTCAGGCTATTCAGGCATTAAGAGATGCAAACATCTCATGGACTGACCTTCAGAAAGCTGCGAAGGCTCAGAACATGGTCTCCTTCTATGGTGCCGGTAAGGCAACTCAGGCTGCAAACATTGAGTCTAAGTTTGCTAGTGTACTTGAAAAGAAGGGTTATACAGTTGTAACTAGAGAAGACGCGAGAGGTATATACAATATAATTGATAGGTCCATCAAGGATGCAAACTATATTGGTGCTGATAACGTTGTCACTGGATTGAAGAATTTAAAAAGTGAGATTGCAGATGTTATCAATGGTGAAGTCCCTGTGGGGCGTGAGCTATTGAGAGACGCTGCAGGTCTCCACCCCGATGTAGACACTTTTGTCGAAAGACTAAGCAATGTACGAGTAGGTATTGTTGGCCCTGAAGATTTCAAGAAAGTTTCTGAAATCATGTCAAGGCACCTTGCTGAGCGTGCACCTGTTACGCAGAAATTCGTTAAGTTCTGGAATGCAGCCGCGAAGGCTTACGTTGAAGAAACTCAGGCAGTGGATATTCCCTGGGTTACCTTTGATGGTAAGACACTGTTCCAGAGATATAGACCTAAAATCCAAACTTCGATTGAATTCTTTGACCCTGAGTCGAAGAGGATGGTCCGTAATATTTACGAAGATGCTGCAAAAGATGCAACATTGTTGGGTAAGGCTTCTATTAGCCGCGCTAGAATTGGTATGGGTGTTAATGGTAACCACATGAACGATGCGTCTATTGTTAGACAATTCTTATTGTGGGGTAGAAAGAATAATATTCCGACTGCCACTATTCATGATGCTTTCTTTACCAATATTGGTGATGTTAGTAAGGCCAAGGATGCATTACGCGAGATTTACGCTGATGCCGTAGAGAGTGAAACTATTCTCAATACGTTGAAGAAGATGAGAGAGTTAGGACTTAGCGACGAATCCTATAGGGCTCTTGTAGAGCAAGCAAGGAATGATGGACTTATTGATCCACCTAACGCTATCACTAGAGAAGATATTCTGAAGAAGATACCGCCTGGATGGGATTGGTATGGAATCGGACCGTAACGAATTTAAGGCTGTGCCTAGATTTGAATCATTAAAAATTGACTGTGTCAAGAAAGAACTATAAAATGCCCGCTGAAAATAACGATGACAACAATGTGAAGCCCCTGACTAAGGAAGAAATCGAAGCTCAAGTCGCTGCGCAAGTGGAAGACAAGCTTAAGGAAATCAAGACTAAGTTGGATGGAGCGTTCGCCGCTCGTGATGAAGCTATTCGTAAGGCTACCCAATTGGAAGCAGATCGGAAGCAAAAGGAACTCGATGACCTTACCGCCGCAGGTAAGCATACTGAAGTTACTGCGCTGAAGATGACTGCTCTTGAAGAAGAACTGAAGATTGCCAAGGCTCGCATTGTCACGTATGAGCGTGATAGCGTTGTCAAGGAAGCTATTGGTGGCTTGGAATTCCGTAATGACCGTAGCCGTGAAATGGCCTACCGGGATGTTGTGGATCAATTGGTGCAGGATAAAGATGGACAATGGGTTCACAAGACTGGCGTTACCATTAAGGACTACGTGACCACTTTCGCGAAGGATGAGGATAATTCTTTCCTCTTCAAGCCTAAGTCTAGTGGTGGTGCGGGTACTAACGGTGGTACTGGTAGTGGTGGCCCCAAGGATCAAAAGAAGAAAATTACTGAAATGACTACTCAAGAAGCTCTCGCTGCTGCAATGGCTGGGGAGTTTGGACAATTCAATATCTAGGAGAAACTTAAATGATTTCAAACACACTTTTCCAGGCGGTTGCCCTGGCTATCTCGCAGTACAGCGATGCAATGTACACTTCGGCCAAGAAGCTGAATTCGACAGCTATTGTCGGTACGGATGCCCGTATTGATGTTAGTGGCGAATCTTATGTTGGCCAAATGCGTTGGTACAAGCCGCTGAGCCCGAATATCAATATTGCGTCGCTGTCGGTTTCTACCGCCGGTACCTATACTGATATCTCGACCGATATCGCGAACTACGTTAAGACTGTTCGTACTTTCGGTGCTCAGCAAGTTAACCTGCAAAAGGTTGTGACTCAGGAAGACGGTCTGCAGAAGATCGCTCGTGACTTCAGTGAAGTTCGCGCTCAGGACGAGCATAACGCCATCCTGGCTGTGCTCAAGGGTGTTGCCGCTGCCGAAGTTGCTCGTGGTGTTGGTATTACTGCCTACACGACTGATGCCACCTCTACTGGCTTCTACGTTGACATCAACGCTCTGGGCTTGTTTGGTGCCGCTGCGACTGGCGCTGGCGATGAGCGTAAGTTGATTGATAGCACCGCCGTTGGTGCCGCTCGTGGCGAGCGTCTGTTCAAGTCCATTGGCGCTGCTTTCAAGGACTACGAGCCGGATTACATGTACATGGTTACTTCGCCGGAAAACCTTGCGGAACTCCGCGCGGCTAACCTGGTGGATACCGTTGTTGTGACCGATGGTAACCTGACATTCCAAACCATCTTTGGTGGTAAGTTCCGTCTGATCCTGACGCGTGCTGCTCAGGGTGACCTTAGCGCTACTGCTAACGTGAATGACCGCTCTGTCAAGACGACATTCATCTGCAAGCCGGGTGCCATTTCCTTCACGCCGATTCCTCTTGATGTGCCTGTTGAAGTTCAGCGCTTGGCTGACTTGTATACCGGCGGTGGCTCGACCAACGTCTGGAATCGCTGGGGCTTCGTGGTGCATCCGTGGGGTTATGACTGGGCTGGCGCTACCAATGCGTTCGCCACAGATACCCTGTTCGGTACTGCCGCTTCGTGGGGCCGTAAGCTGGACTATCTGGCCCTTGGCATTCTGCCGATCTTCCACGCCTAAACTATAGGGGGTACTTATGACTCTTACCGTAGGTACCAACTCATACGTTTCGGTTGGGAATACAGATACTTTCTTTGCTACAAGACTGCAAAATACTGCATGGACCTCGGCTGATGACGTCACAAAAGAGGCTGCGCTAATTACAGCGACAAGTATGATTGATGAAGAATATCAGTTCATAGGCGTCACTGTTAGTGATCCGCAGCCGCTGGCGTGGCCCAGGGACGGGGCACAGTATACCGACCCCAAAACCGGCCGCCTAACGGACGCTAATGACGCCGTAGCACCCCCTCGGGTTGTGCTCGCGGTGCAGACCCTGGCCGAGCACCTGCTTCGGAATCCAACTCTCCTGAGTGAAGGCGAGCAGACATTTGAGAAGATTAAGATTGGTCCTATTGAACTACAGGACAGTCTTAGCGATTTCAAAGATATACCTCGCTTTCCTCCTACGCTTAGGAAGATTCTCGGACCTTTACTGGTGTCCGGGGGAACCGATCGTACTGTGTGGAGGGCTAACTAATGGGCTTAGGTACTAAGATTCAGAAGTCAGTAGATAAGGCATTCGCTGCTATTGATGACGTTCTCGTGCCTGTTATCTTTTCAAATAAAGCATCAAACTCATTTGACTTTTCTGCAGGGGTTGTTACCACTACAGATTCTGTATACTCCACGAGAGCATTTCAGACAACCAAGAAGTCTTATATTGACGGCAGCTCAGTTGTTAAGACAATCCTCATCATGAAAACGGCGGGGATTGTGTTTAATGGATATACTACTGTTGATGTAAATGGTACACTTTATAGCTGTTGTACACTTGAGAGCGACCAGTATGTTACTACAATAGAACTTACTGGAGTAGCATAATGTTTGAGAAGATAGTTCAGGATATATACGAAGTATTCGCTAGCTCAGTATGGGTAAATACAGGTATCAAGGCAGTCCCCAGGAGTTTCCAGGGAACACTAACAGAGAATAAGTACGTTCTAATTTCAATCATTCCAGGTAAAACTAAGCCTTCGAGCACTCAACATCAGAAATGTATTTCAGGTCTTCTTATTGTAAGCATTTATGTGCCTACAACAAAAGGAGATGTGGAGTTATTTAATGTTGCAAATACTCTCGACGGTATATTCCAGAGGAAGGTACTCACACAGGGTACAATGATGGATCTTGGATCGCTGAAACCAATCGGAATAGACAAGGATAATAGTGCGCTATACACTGGCGATTACTACATCAGTTTCAATCTTTACGGAGAATAAATAATGTCACACGTTAACACACTTCAAAACGGTATTTACACCTCGCTGTGCTTCGTTGCCTCGGCGGGCGCCATCACGACAATGGACACGGCTGCTGAGCTGGTCACGTTGTTCGCTTCTGGTGGTGTCGAAATTACCGGCATTCGCGACTTCCCTGAGTTCGGCAATCCGTCGAACATTGTGAATATCCCGACTTACGGTTCACCCTCGTCCACGCAGATTGGTGGTCAGTCGGACTTGAACACGCTTGAGTTTACGCTCAACTATGTTCCGGATTCCTTTGAAACATCTATCACACACGCTCGCGTCGGTGACGGTCTGCTGTATCCTTTCCAGATCGCTCTGTGCAGCAAGAAGCCCGCGAACTTCAAGCAAATTGCCACCACTGGTATTTCTACGGGTACTACCCTGAATACTGTGTTCAATTTCGCCGGTAAGTTTGAGTCGCTGTCTGTTATGCCTTCGCTGACCGATTCTATTACAGCCAAGATGACCCTTTCGATGGCCACCCAACTGTTCGGCCCGGTTACCTACGCGTAATCATAAAGGGGGTAGAGATACCCTCTTTTATTGAAGAGTAGAAGGGAGCCTCCAGGGGACGCTAAAGCACCCTCCCCCGGTGGCCTTCCTAGGTATATTAATAAGAGTATTTATAAATCCTTTTATTTATATTAATCTTTATTGATATACATTCATAGAAAGTAATTTATAATGAGTGATCAAGTAGGTAATCCGCCTTTTAGTATGGCGTTTGTTCTTAAGACTACAGCGCGTCACATGCGTCGTAGCATTGACATTAGCATTAGAAAGACGTATGATCGACTTCCTGAATTCAAAGATGATCAAGTGATTGTCATGGAAATCATGAAGACACTCGACGTACTACATCGTCAGCGTAAGATGCTCGATGACTTCCAAGAAGCCAATCGTGAAATCTTCACTGAAAAGAGTTAATAACAAGGAGTATTAGTATGGCTGGTTTTAAGGATCTGATTGGTAAGGTGATCTCTAAGAAGATCAAGTTTTTGGATAGCGAAATTGTTATCCGCAAGTTGTCTCTTGAACAAACGCAAGAAATTCAGGAACAAGCAAAGAACATTGGTGAGAACGAAGGTAACGCCCTCAAGATGTTGATGAGCGTTATTGTGTTGTCCGTCGAAGGTGCTGAGGAAATGACCGAGGATGAATTCCGGAAATTCCCGATCGAGGATCTTAACAAACTCTCGGAGGATATCCTTAAGTATTCGGGCCTGGGAAAGGCACCGGAGAAAGCTTCAAGTTAACTGATGAGGAGCTGGAGCTATACGAATTAGCTCTTCAGCTCGGTAAGAGTTATACTGAAGTCCTTTCTCTCCCATACACAGAGATACAGGGATGGTTCTACTATTTCAAGCGTCGCCCATTGGGCTGGCGGGAGGATAGCCGAACCCACATGATGCTTAGCGCGCAGGGTGTTACAAAGTCTGCTGCGGAATTGTTTCCCTCAATCAAAGCGATACAGTCCCATGTGGAAGAAGTTGATGGTAGCGATCCTATGGTTCAGGCTGCAAGGCTCAAATCTTCAGGATTCCTTGCGAGACTTCAGGCTGCTGCTGCGGTAAACAATTCTGAATGGAGGTTGGATGATCAAACTTAAAGTTGATGGTACCGGCCTATTCACAAGAATCCGCAAGACACTTGAGAATGCTGTTGATGTGACAGGTAGGCTTGCTGCGTCTAGACTTCTTAGCGCTATTGTGTTGAATACACCCATTCGCACAGGATACGCTAGAAGTAGATGGACGATAGACTACCGCAAGTCGTACACAGTTAAGTATGATGTTAGTAATCCAAGTCTATTGTTTAGTGAATTTAAATATACTATCAGTAATGATGCACCATACATAATCTACCTCAATCGGGGTAGCTCTCGGCAGGCACCTGCATTTTTCATAGAAGCAACTATTCTGTCCCAAGGTTTCAAGATAAATAACGCTGTCACATCTAGATAGCCACGCCAATACTGGCAGCCCCAAGGACTAACAATCCAAGGGGCAATTTTTTAAGGAGGTTACAATGAGCGACGACATTAAGATCGTTGTATCATCTGACTCGACTGCGGCTAGAAGTGACATAACACGTTTATCTCAATCAGTAGATAAGATAGCAACATCAGCGGATAAAGCAGCGAATTCATCTGCGAGGATTGGCAAGGAAGGTGCGGCGTCTCTGAGAGAGATGTCTGCTCCATTAAAGGAGACTAGCGATGGTCTTCAGAAGGTTACAAAGTTAGCCATTGGATTTGTTGGTGCTATTGCACTTGGCACATCCCTCACAGGCTACTACCAAATCGCTGACAGTCTTACACTGGTCAACAATAAACTTAAACTGGTTACAAAGTCTTCAGGGGACATGCTTCAAGTTCAGCGTAAGCTTCTTGACATTTCCACCTATACAAATACTCAGCTTGAAGATACAGCTGATTTATTCTATAAAATATCCAGAGCTGTAAAGGATACTGGCAGGAATAACGATGCCATACTTGGTATCACAAAGACAATTCAACAGACAATCTTACTTAGCGGTGCAGGCGCGGAATCCGCCAGGGGCGCCATTGTTCAGTTAGCGCAGGCACTTAGTAGTGGTACTCTTCGTGGTGATGAACTTAACTCTGTCATGGAGCAGCTCCCTCGTCTTGGAGAAGCTCTCACAAAAGAGTTGGGTGTCAGCGCTGGTAAGCTGCGTGATCTTGCGGCGCAGGGTCAGGTAACAACTGAGCTAGTTCTCCAGGCAATCACTAAACAATCAGGTGCTATCGAGAAAGAATTTGGTGGTGCTACCCGTACTGCCGCGATGGGTTTGAATGCACTCACACTACAGGTCAGGAATCTCGTAGGAGAGATTGATAGCCTTGATCATGCGAGCACTCGGATGGGCACATATCTGGGTAAGGCTGCGAGCTACCTCAGTGAATTTACCCCTAGGATTAAGTCGGAGATCTTCCTCTTTAAGCATTCCATTTCGCAGTACATCTATGAATTGAATTCTTTTAGCACTGTAGCTCTTACTGCTAAGAAAGTCCTTTCTACTCTTAGCTTTGCTCAGATATTTAATATCTATTCTAGCTACGAAAATTCCAAGAAAGCTCTTGAAACTGTCACAGAGCTTCTGCAAAAGATTGGTCTTGTGAAACGTGAAGAGAGCACATTTAGCAAACTCTCTAGCTCTATCACGAGTAATCTCCCTGCGTTCTCATTCCCCAAGTTGGAATGGCCTGAGCCTCCGAGATCATATGTTGATATCCTCAAGGAGTCCTTTAGCCTTGTTGTGTCCGTAGGGTACGCATTTGTTAGCTTGTTTAGCAAATTCAAGACTGTTGTGCCTAACATATTGCTGCCTGTTCAGGAAATTACCAGTCAGTTAAAGCGCGGATTTACCTACTACACAACAATAATTTCTTCCTGGTATATGCAGCAGGCTACACTATTTTCAAGGCAAGTTGAGGGTGTGTATCAATACATCAGCGGGAATATCCTAAAGGTCGGTGCAGATAACGCTATCGAGAGAGCTACTTCAAGGTTATTTCGCAGTAACTCGATTGTAGAACTTACCTCGAACTTCAATGACCTTGGTGATGCGTTAAATAGTATCCGCGGTGGTAATCTTGATATCTTCAGTAATGATGCAATTCAGGCTTCCAACTACTGGATGGAGAATCTTAAGACTATTGGCATCTACCTTAATCTGATCGATAACCGAGTGTTGTTCATTAACAATATCCGTTTCGATCGTATCATAAACGCTTTCTCAATTCTTGGAAGTACTATCGCGAGAGTTTATCAAGATAACTTTAGGTACCCTATCTCTAAGCTTGTGGCTAGTGTGGCACAATCCGCAGGGGCTGTTACTGATGCTATTCTTGATGCTATCATCGATAACCTTACAACCGGCCGCGCAGAAAAGCTCGGTAAGGTTATGATTAGCAGTATTATGACTACATTTAAATCTTTAGCCGTAGCTCTCAGAGGTATTACATTCAAGGAAAGTGTTTTTGACAAGATATTCAGCCTTGGGGATGCGCCTGACAAGTTCATGAAGGCGCTCGCTCAAATCTATACATTCATCAAAGTTTTCCTTCTTGAGATTGGCCGAGAAGTTCGTGATTCTCTCCCTAGAGCTATGCGCGACATGGCTGATAAGGTGATCGAGGAAGCGGGTAGGCTATACAACATTGCAGGTGGAATTGTTACTAAATTCACACGGATGGTTTCAAGGGCTTTCTTTGACACATACGATAGGGTTGTTGGGCATTCATACTGGCCTGATCTTATTGATGGTGTTATCAATGATTCCAGCCGTCTCAAGACTGCACTCAAGAAAGTAGAAAGCTTCGCAGATGCTGTAAAGCAAAAGTTTGCAGGCATCAAAGTCAAGGTGTTTGATTTCTTCCAGGGCGGTGGTGTTGAGAAGTTTAAGCTTGCAATAGATTTCGATGCATTTGGAAACAACATCTACCGTGTGGTTGCGGCCGCATTCACAGCAGCTGTGCTATATGCATTCGGCGGGATTTGGGGTAAGGTCCTCGCGGTTTCTTCAGTAGCCGACATACTTGAAAATAGTATTGTATTTCCATTAATGAATATGCTCAAAGATAGCATTGGCGTGTTTATTCCCGCAGAACTCGCGAAGGCACTCGGTACCGGAGTCGGTATCTTTATAAAGGGTCTGATTCAGAATATTGTGTTCTATGTGGGTGTACTCGTGCAGTCAGTCCCTGCATTCGTTGAGGCACTCCTTGATGAGTTTGGCCTTATCGGTAAGGGTCTCAAGGCCCTGGTTAAGTTTGTGACATTTAACAATACAGGCCTCTTGTATACAATGCTGTTTGGGTTTGTAGGTTTTAAGCTTGTTACAGGTAAACTTGGTGATGTGTTCGGTCTCGTGAAGACTATTGGCTCTTACGCTGCAAGTCTCGGCACAGCCCTACTTCCGGACTTTCTAGGGAAAGCTGTTGCCCCGAAGGCTTCCGTGATTAGAGCAGCCGCGAGGAAGAATAAGAAGAACGGCAAGGATGATAAGAAGGACAACTTCTTTGGAACTAAGTTATTTGGTGCCGAAGCTAATCCCACACTCCTTATTGCAGGTATTGCTGCGCTAACTACTAGCGTATTTGAGTCTGTATCAATGGTAGAGAGTCTTATTGCTGCAGTGCCGCTTCTCTCATGGGCATTTCTCGGTAAGGATGGTGGTAGTAAATTGATTGCCACGATGCGCAAGGGCGGTTGGAAAGTTGCGACAGCAGTATTTGGGGCTGTAAAGGATACCTTTGCAGGTATTGGATTGGTAAGGGATCTTATTGATCCACTAATATCTGGTGGGCGTAGTGTATACGCTGCCGCCGGTGCTAAAATTGCCAAGGGTATTTACTCCCCTATAAAGTCCGCAATAACGGAAGTAGCCGACCTTGGCTCGAAGGTATTCAGCAATATCAGCAAGAACAAGATGGCCTATGCTGTTAATGGTATGACTCTTGGTGAGTTGTTCTTTGGGAGAAGAGGCTCAGCTAACTTTGTTGATATCCCTAAGAAGTATCAGAATGTATTTGATTCGATTAAGAAGGGTGCTACTGACGTTAAGAGCGGGTGGGCTACTATCCAGTCCTCGCTATTACTCCCTGGCTCTGCCCTTAGCAATGTTCGTAACTACATTAGTGGTGTGTCTCAATCGATATCTGGCTGGAAGAATTCAGTCAAGTCAGGTATCTCAGCTACATTTGCTCCGCTGCTCGCAGAGGTTGCAAGGTTCAGTCCCGCAATTCTTTCCAAGTTTAAATCAGGATTTGGCGACATAAAGTCTGCTGCAGTAGGATTCGGGAATTCGATCAAGGCCTTTGCAGCTAACCTCGCTGGTTCTAGTGGAGTGATCGGAATGCTTCTCACAGGCGCCGGCGGTAAAATAGCTATCATTGCGCTGCTGGCTGGTATCCTTACTTTATTTGCAACTACAGCCAATGCTGCTAGCACAAGCGCCGGGAAAACAGTAGACAATTTGTCTACAATGAATCAAGTCCTTAGCATTATCAAGTATTCTCTTATGGGTATTGTTGGTGTGCTTGTGTCTATTCCGATTCTTAGCTTTGCATTTACGGCGTTCACAAGTGGCTGGCAAGCTGGTATGGCCGCGGCGTTGAGAGACTCTAAGCTGCTGTATAGTGGTATGACCCTTGTGGGTGGCGCCATTGTTAATACCACTGGATTAGTATGGAGGCTATCTACCGCTCTCTATAGTATTGGTATTGCTCCAATATTTACAAAGGGATTCTGGATTGGTCTTGTACTAGCAGTAGAAAAGTTTGGAGCTGCAATTTGGGGTCTTGTTGTGGCAATAGGTAGCGGTCTTGCTACGGCAATGAGTGGTCTTTGGCTAACGATGACCAGTATTAGTACTTTAATTGGTGCACTGATAAGAGGAGTGTGGTGGTTTGTAACTACATTTGTTGCAGGATTACTTAATATTGGTCGTATACTTCTAGCTGCTGCTAGCGCCATGGCAACTCTTGGCGCTGCAGTTATTGCTGTTGTAACATTAGGGGTTGGCCTGCTTGCAGTTGCATTGTTCGGCAAGGGTAATACTTTCTTTGAAAAGCTTGACTACGCTAAAAATGCCATAGTCTCTCTGTTCACTGGCGACGCTGTTAATCATCCTCGCGCTCAAGCTCTGTCTGATCTTGTGGATAACACTACACTTGATGGTAAGCGTTATGAGGTTCGCTCCAAGATAAATAGTATTGACTACAGTAAGATGTCTGATACTGAATACAACAATCTCCTCAAGGTTGCCACTGCAGTTCAGGATTCTGTAAAGAGATACAATGAAGTTCTTGATAGTGCTGGTAGTGTAGACAAAGAAACTCGTCATCAAGTTGACGCTGCCTTCAATGAGTTCGATAGACTTGCTAATCGTGCAGCCAAGCTTGACGTTGCTACTAGTGTAGAGAAGTCGTTCACGCAAATAACCAAATTGCTGGATGACAATACTGTGTCGTGGTCCAATCAATTCTACAACTTCTTTGATACAATCTGGGGTGATGCGCCTGCAAAGGCTATTCAAAGAGCAAGAGATCTTTCCGCAGCTATTGGTGCTAAGGTAGACATTATTGGTTCTGTGTGGAATGATTTTGTGGCTAGATTTACTAGCTCTCAGACCAAACTTCCAGATCAGACAGATGGCATCTTCAAGAGAATTGGCGATAAGATTACAACGGCATTTAAGCCAATCTCAGATTACTTTGATGAATTACATCGCCAAGGTGCTCAGATCCAGGCTGATCAGAGACGTCAGGCTGCTGAGGCGGATGCTCGGATGTCAGACAACATCAATCTGTTTAGTAATTGGTTTAAGGAAGCTACTGGTAATACTGGATTTAATCCTAACTCGGGCGAGTCGAATACCATAAAGCAGCAAGCCTACAAGATGGCAGGAGTATCCTCCTTCCTTACTGACGACGAGAAGAAGAATATCCTTGAGCTTAGCGCTGCATACGCGAAAGCTCTTGATGATGTTGGTCGTACTAAGGCCCCGATGATGTTCATTAACGATAACGAAGAACTCCGTAAGCTTAAGCGTATTAAAGATCGTGCCAAGGCTGCCTTTGAAGAAATAGTTCCTCAGAAAATTGCTGAGGGCGAATTCAGAGCTTCTGTTGCAGGATACAAGGACTACATGGAGAAACTTTCCAAAATACTTGCTGTGGGTCTCGGCAAGGGTATTCCTGTTGATGAAATGATCTTCGGACCTGACTTCAATGCACAATTGGTTGGGCTCAACACTAAGTTCGAAGAAAATATTAAGGTACTCCGCGACTCTGCAAACAAAGACGAAGTTGCTATTCCTATCAAGATAGAGCAAATGGGCCTTCGTCAGCAGATGAACGACATGGTTGATTGGGTACATGGTAACGCTCTATTCGATGCTGGTATTGAGCTGAAAATTAAGGTTAGTGGTACTGATGTATCCAAGGAAGAGATCCTCAAGTTCTATCAAACGAACCAGGAAGGATTCCAGGAATGGTCCGGTATTACTTCCGAGATTGCTTCACGTACTCGTGAATATATGGCAATGTCTACAGATTTCACTAATCCTGAAGTTATTACGGCAGCTATGAAGAATATCCAGGACCTGAAGACTAAAGCAAATAGGATGCTTGAGGATAAGGGTGTTGGGAAGGGTGGTCTGTTTAATCAGCTCAACGATCTGCTTTCTAAGAGTGGTGGCTCGTCGATTACTGCTGATCAATTCAAATACTTCAATTCGGGTATCGATATTGCTGTTGTTAAGCTTCGTGACGCTGTACACGCCAAGGAAGACTTCGACAGGAATCCTCCAAAGACTCCTGATGCATTTATTGCGGGATGGCGTATTGTTAATCAACAGCTTGCGGATGCTAACAAGAATCTTAATGATATTGCTAAGTCTACCAGCGAACGCCTCGGAGAAATCTTTGGTCCTGCCGGCGGTGCAGCAGATAAGATTCGTCGTTTGCCTGTATCAAAGCAAGAGCAGCTTAAGAATATGGCACCTGCTATTGAGGCCCTCCAGAATGTGCTCAAGGCACCCGACACAGGGCTTAGCGAAACTGCGGCGAGAGCTGTTCAGTTGAAGCTTGATGATATCTATAAGCAGTTCCGTACTTCTAAGCTATTTGAAGATCCTAAGGATTCTATCTTTGACAGATTTGCTGAGATTGCTCAGCAGGGTGGTGTTGACATTACACTTGAGAAATGGATTCAGCTTAGCGACGAGGCTAAGGTCAAGGTTCACGACTTCATGACATCTGCGGCGTCCTCTATGACGAAGCTTGCGGGTCAGGGCGGCAATTTCCCGAAGAGTGCATTTGCGAAGAAACTTGCGGATGCTGTTCAGGCTGCACGTGATGGTATTGCACTCGAGTTGGCTAAGATTCCTGTTGGTGTTATGGAGTCTATCACTGGAGCTATTGATGGCACAGCTATTAAGATGGAAGATTTCTTCCTTCTTGATAACACTACTGTGATGCAACTCTCGAAGATAAATACTGAACTTGAAGACATTGTCAACAAGAAGAAATTGCTTAAGGCTAAGGGTGACCTCGGTCCTGCCGACCTTGCAACATTCCGAGATCTAAATCGTCAGGAACTCGTCAAGCGGGAAGAGAAGAAGGCACTTGCAGATTTGAGTCTTCCTGCGTATAGGCAAATGACTGGATTCGCTGATAAACTCGGACTAAGTCTTACTGACAAAGATCTTATCCGGATTACCGCAGATCAAATGCAGCGCCTCGTTACAATTGGGAATAACCTTGCTGGATCCGAGCGTGAGTTTGCACTTTCAGGGCAGACGCAAGATGATTGGGTGAAACTGCTTAAGGCACGTATTGCTGCTCAATTAGAAGCCGCAGCAGTTACCAAGACAGATATCGCGGCCAGACTTGAAGCAATTCAGGTTAGCGGTGTTGATGCTTCCAAGGTAATGATGGATATTGCTCTTCGTAGAGAGTTCACTGATGTACTCAAGGATGCCACAGGGCAATTCAAGGAGTTCCAGGAACTTCAGCGTAAGGCTAATGATGGTACTGCTTCTGAGGGTGAACTTGAGCAACTCAAGGCGATGGTTAAGCTGCGTGAAAAGCTTGGGATTATTGCGTCGAGAGCTGATTCGATGACGCCAATTACCAATATGAAGGATCTTGCTGAGGCACTTAAAATTGAT